CCTCGCGTAAAAGCTCGTCCACGAAGGGTTTGATGATGTGGTGAACTGATGTGATGTCTTCCAGGTCGTTGTTGACCACCACTGCCACCGATACGAATGCCTCCGCCTTGTGGAACTCGTGGTTGCTAGACATCGAACTGCTCACGGTAATGCGAGCCTTTCCGTCACCCACGTATGGGCCTAGATCTTCCATGAGATTCTCCGGAATACCGTCACGACGCTCTTCGGTCGTGACGGTAAAGTCGTTGTCGTTATAGAAGGACCTTCGGCGCTGGACGAAGTCCATCGCCGTGTTGTCCACGTACACGTCTGTCATGTGGGACCCCTGTTAGAAGAGGTTCCCGAACTTAGGGTCGGTGACGGCTGGCGTCATCTCCTGGCGATCTCTCCACGCTGTTTTGAAGAGTTCAGCCTCTGCTGGGTGGGTGGCAAAGAAGTTTGTCGCCTGGTTGTCCAGCGAGATCTTCTTGACTGCTCCTGCTTTGATAAGCTCGGGCAGAACGCGCGCAGCTTTTTCATCCTCGCCGACGAGTCGAGTAACGGCTTCGTCATCATACCGAGCGGCTTTGAACTTACGCTGCAGCTTGAAGTCTCCGACCGTCTCCTTTGATTGCTGAACCAGAGAATGCGCTTCTTTCACCTTCTCAGCGACCACGTCTTCTTGACGCATGATGCTCTGGAGTGCCTCAAAGGCATCGGGGAACTCAGTCTTGAAACTCTCCCTCATTTCTTCCAGCACACTAAGCTCGCGCTCATACGCTGCGACGGCGTCCTTGGCCACGTCTACGGGGTTGAGTTCTGTTTGTTGGGAAGGTTTTCGGATACGTCCGATAGGCATGTTTCACATCCTCTCAATGTGTTTTCGAATAACGTCATATTCGTCGTGTAGCTCAGCTACTCTTGCGAGAATCACTCGCAGGTCTTCCAGGGTTTCATCTGCTAGTCCGCCTGGTTCGAACGATTGTGTCTTCTTGTTGTAGCTGTCGTTCCTCGCTATGTACGCTGGGTGGTAGATGCCCACCACGTCGTAGTCCAGCGGGTAGACCAGCTTGTCATCTCCTTTCAGCGGAAGAACCCGGCCGGGTATCTCCACTCCGTTTGATTCCCCTTTGATTCGTGCTGATGGATGAGGGCTGGAGAATAGGACGCCATGCATCTTCTCGATGCTCCAGCTCTTTCCTCCGCACAAAGCATTGAGGGCATATTTTCCAATCGCCACAATGAGCAGTGGGTCGATGAGGTAAATGATCTCGTGCAGCCGCGGCAGGCATTCTGCCTTCTCAGCCCCGGCTGGGTCACGGTTCTTGGGAGGCCGACAAGCAACGACGTTGGTGATGAACACATCATCCCGGTCTTGCCCAAGTACCTCCCACATTCCCCACAAGATGTCGCCGGCCTGTCCAACGAAAGGGCGCCCCGTTTTGTCCTCGTTCTCTCCAGGCGCTTCGCCCACGAACAAGATGTCTGCATCAGGGTTGCCCTCTCCGAACACTACCGACCTTCGGGTCTCATGTAACCCGCACCTCTGACAACTTTCCCACTGGTCCTGGAGCTCTTGGAGCTTTTTCAGCTTCCACTCTGGTGACCAGGGCCCCATCAATGACCCTCCGGCAGAGTGATGCCGGCGCGCATAGCGGCCGTCACCTTCTTCGCCTGCTCAAGGTTGCGAGCCGAGATCTCCACGAGCTGCTCCAGCTCTTCCTCGATCTCGGGGTTCTCCGACACGAAGTACCAAGCTGATGGTACAAGCCTTAGCTTGGGCATGGGCCCTGGTAACAAGTCCACCGGTACCAGCAAGTTGAACCTGCCCACCGACCGGATGTTTCCTCGAGGGTCTGTGTCGGTCTGAAGTTGGCTGGCCAGCAGCATGACCTCGTGAAGCTCAATAGGCTGCTTGTCTGCTACTTTCTTCTCCACGTAGGAGACTGAGTCCGTGACTCCTTTGGGAAGGTGCCCAAAATACTTCTCTCCGTGCTGCGCCGTTACGATCACAGCTCTCTTTTTGTCTTTCATGTGGTCTCCACTTTTTCGTCCTTCATTTTGATTGGGTAACCAAGGTTCTTTAGATTCCTTCGAAGGCTACGCCCGCAGCCTTCGCATATTTTGAGCGCGCAATCTTCAAACACCCGCACTAGTGGCGGGAGCTTCCCTTCATACCGACGTTGAATCCTCCCCCACGCCTGCTGGCGATCGTTGGGAGAGGAGAACGGCGTGGTGCAGTAGAGGGTGTCAAGTTCTGGCTTGTTGAGTCCTTCACGCGCTAATTGGAAGGTACCGATAACGGGATTGGATTCGCGCAGAATCCTCATCCGGTCTCCCTGCGGGGTATCTCCTGTGATGACCCCTGGCTTGGCGCCGCGCGCCCTCAACGTCACGATCTCGTCCAGCCTCCGAACATGCTCCACGCTGTGGCTCAGGACTAGAACTGTTCGCCCTGCTTGCAAGTCGGAAGACAGAGTTTGGTAGATGAAGTTGTTTCTCCAGTCAAGGCCACCAAGGAATGTTCGAACTCGAGGAAGGCTAATGTCGTTGTTAGCGTCGGATATGAGAGGCTTGTACCGAAGATCGAACTCCCATTTCATTCGGTGAAAAACTGTAGCTGGAATCAGTTGTTGCTCAAGGTTCCTATGAATCACGCCTCCCAAGTGGGACTGGTAGATTGACTCCAGTCCGTCGATGCGCGAGGCTGTTGCGGTCAAGGAGAACCGACGCCCGAAGAAAAGGTCGGCCGATCGAACGAATACAGGAGCGCTCATGTGGTGCCCCTCGTCATAGAAGACGAGGCCGAAATGGCGCCTGAACTTCATCGACCATTTATTCCTTCTCTGTGAAAGCGTGTGGACCATCGCGAGGACGAGGGGATGCTGCCAATTGGCAGCGTCTCCTTGGATGGTTCCCACGCTTTCTACGTCTAGGAACTTCGAGATCTCTTCCTTCCACTGCTCCAAGAGCGCCGTCGTGTTCACGATGATGATGGTCGGCACTTTCAATGTGGCCGCCATTTTCATAGCCAACACAGTTTTCCCCTGACCACACGCCAGGTTGAGCGTCCCGCTGTGGTTGCCTATCAGGGCAGCGAAGGATTCTTCTTGAGCTTCGTCTCGAAGTACGATGTTGTCTCTGATGTTCACCTCATGGAACGCCTTCGGGCTCAGGTCGATGAACTCGAACCCGAAGGCTGACCTTTGGTTGGGGGGGAGGAACTCCCGGGGAACTATGATGTGGTGGCGGTTCTCTTCCCACAACCTCAGTTCCCCGGCGCGCACCCCGATGAGCTGGTCTAGCTCATCGTAGATCTCTTCCTCTCCATGCTGGAACGTGAGCGCAGTCATGACGGCCGCCAAGTTCACACCACCTTTGGGAAGCACCAGGTTGTTTGTGATGTACGCCTTGTGAGGGTCCATGCAGTAGAACTGGCGAGTCATCTGTCCTCCAATGCTGAGCTGAGAATGAGCTCGATTCTTCTTCGGCAAACAGCCTGAGTGCGCGGGGTCATGTTTATCCCCATCCTCTTCAGCTCGAACCGTATCTCTGTGGCAATTCTGTCCGATATGCCCGCTGTGTTCGGCAGTGGAATCTCAGAGATATTGATACCCACTCTGGCAAGCTGCGCCTTGACCCAGGCTTTCCTGATTTTTCCTATCGTCTCTTGGTCGAAGGTGCTGAGCCGAAGGATTCTATCCAGCTCTTTTTTCTGCGGTATCCTATTTCCATTCTCGTAGGCACTCAGGGTACCGGGATTGAGTTCAGTCACCCTGCAGAACTCTAACTTCTCATAGCGTTGGGAGGCTTTGCGCGCTTCACGCAGAGCCTCTCCAAACCCTCGGTCGGGTAGCGGCATTTAGTCTGGCCTCCTTCGTCTGAAGAATCCGAGTAGCATCTCCAGCATCCCTTCGACAGCTCCCCACAGTGCGTGCAACCCCATCTGTTGGACGAATGACATGTCTGGATCCAATTCCATTGGAGCTTGGACTGAGTTCTGAGGAGACAGCAGGTCGCCCCCGGGCCTCCGTATACTATTTTGAGCCGTTCTACTCACAGACGTTCGCGTAGGCACGTACCCAGGCGGTTGGTATCTCCCCTCCTCTTGCTCCTTTCTGTGTGTTAGAACCTTGCATGAGTGAGAGTGAATACAACCTTTGCATGTGGGATCATGGCTTTCGTATCGATGACCAAAGCAGCAGTCACCGCCTTTGCGATAGTGGGCGGGGCAGTAATCACAGTTTCGATTGCGGTGACCATCGAAACATTCTTGAACCATCTGCTCCACGTCCACTTGATTGATGGGCATTGAAAAACCTCCGAGGTATGTTTGGGGTCTATGTACAGAGGACTTGTACCGATGAATCGCCCAGAATTTCGCCTTGACCCATGCGCACTTAGGTCATTACGTTCGAAAACAGGGGCCGTAGCGAGTTCCTCTTCAGGTACTCCACTTCAGGGTAATTATCTGGTACCAGCAAATTCAGGTGCTGTTCTCGGGGGCGCCGCTGGAGGTTACACTACCAGGAAGGACCCGTTCTCAGCTCTCAAGAGCAAGGAGTCTTCAATGACGGGATACAAATACGCGGGCGTAACGTTGGATTGGTACGATGACCGCGGCGAGACGTTGAAGTCCAAATTCCCCACGCTTGATCATCTCCCAGACGTTATCAAGGAAGCGGGCATCCGGCCGAAGGATCAGTTGGCCAATGAGGAGTTCGCCCTGGTGATGGTCGACGAGGGTCATGTCTACAGAAAGTATGCTTGTGCTGACGCCGGCACCACGGCGATGTCCACCATTTATTTCATGGAGCATGGGGACAAGCTTCCTGAAGCGGCGCAGAAGCTAGCAGCCACCAACATCACGGCCTCTTGCTTGCAGCATGGTATGATGCCGCCGGCGGCTATCATCAAGCTCGCCAACGGGGACGAGGAGATGGACGAGGGCTCGCCTCCGACCATGGAGCAGAGGGCAAAGATCAGGCAGTTTGTGAAGAGCAATCCTCATCTCAGCGACGACGAATTCCATGCGTTCTCAGAGCGCCTTGGAGTGAACCCTCACTTTGCAGAGGCTGAGGTTTACAGTATGGCTCATGAGCTCTCCAAGAAGGCCGCCGCCGACATGATTCCCGGAGGCAAGGCCGACAAAAAGTCTTCGTCCGATTTTTCACCGAAGCAAATGGCGATGGGTCAGAAGGTGGAGATGGAACACACGAATGACCCAGCCAAGGCCAGGGAGATTGCGCGCGACCACCTCGAAGAGTTTGGGGACTACTACACTCGCCTCGACAAGATGGAGTCCGAAGCGGAGAAGGCCAAGGAGGGTGCCGCTCAGTGCCCCGGCGGGAAGATTCGTTCTAAAGGGAAGGGTCGAGGCGCTGGAAGGGGGAAAAAGAAGGGCCCTATTGGGGTTCCCATTCTCGACAAAAAGGCAGGAATCGTGGACATCACAGGGATGAATCCCAACCCGAAGGTCAAGGTGGCAGCCCCGCAATCTGACAGAGATTACGCGGTCATCACTCAGGATGGTCGTCGGATGTACCCCATCCACACTTGGGGCATGGTGAAGAAGGCGGAAGCCTACTTCCACGATGAGCAAAAGAGAATGCACCCCGAAGTACGCAGGCAGTTTGCCGTCAAGCTCGCTCAGAAATCCTACGCTATGGGGTACCCTTTGAGCCCGGACATTGCTGAGCTCGGAGCCAACGACTACCACAACCCCGGGCACATGCGAGCGGCTATTGAGATGCGTAAAATCTCCTGCGCCCCGGACAGCGACGCTCGGAAAGACTATGACGACCTGTTCGAGAAGCGGGCCGAGATTCACCCCGAGGTCTACGCTGAAGTCATGAGGCAGATTGACGTTCGTGAGGGGTTGGACCGGGGCTGGGATCATTTGGTGCTGGATCCGTGGACCTCCACCTTTGGCACGAAAACAGCATCGGTGGTTTGGGAGAATGAGTCTGGAGATCGGGTGACGGATGACGAGCTCATCAACCTAGCAAACAACCATCTTGATGTGGTCACTGAGGACTTCACGGAGGGGATGGCAAAGGAGTTCAAGAAGGACCCAGTGGCTATCTTCAATTCGATGCCTGACCCACAAAAGAAGCTGCTTGCTCGTATGGCTGCCGACTCCGCTAGTTCGGGAGAAGCAGAGCACCGGACGGCGTAGATGGCTACTGGGGTGGAGAAGTGGGGGCTGGACCCCCACAGTCTGCCGGCCGCCGTGGCGGCTTCGCGGGAGCCGATCATGCGACTGTTCAGCTACCACGATGCCCACCCAATAGCGTTGGTCATGGCTCTGATGGAGAAGTTCGACGTCGAGTGGATAGAATGGGAGGGAGACACTCTCAAGAATGAGATAGTCCAGACGTTCAACGCTTCATCCGTCAGCGAACATAACTGGCAGAAGATTCAGGCTGCTCGCACACTCATGCGATCGGTTGGTTTTTGGAACGAGTGGCACATATTTGAGAAGATAACTCAGGCTCTCAATAACAACGTTCCCAGATTCGATATCACTCAGCGCTGCTCTCTCCCGCAGCTCATGGCTGGGGTCGACATCGCCAATCAGATCCGAAAGGAGCCCTTTGAGGATGAAGTCCAAAGGTATGTTGCGGCATGCGCACTCGACGCGGGGGTTACGTACCTCCCGCCCCCTCTTGATTTCGCGCAAGTTCCTCTCTCATCTCCGATGTATCGTTGCAAGACGTGCGGGAACATCGACACGGATGACCTCGATGGAAGATGTGATTTCTGCAGCGGAAGGTTCCAAAGCGAGCACCCCCTGAGCTTCAAGCCAAATCCCAAGCTCCCCAAGGATGCTGGGACCAATGTTGAGAAGTTCTTGGAGCGGGACCCGGGGCCGGTGCAGAAGAGATTTGATCAGTTGAAGTTGAAGGATCGACAGGAACTTGACCTGGACGACGAGTCATCAGCAGATGTCCAAGCGTCCAAGCTCATGGTAGCTTACGACTACATGATGCTCAGGAAAAAGCAGCTTGTGGACCAGCTGGAGGAGTTGAAGACGTGGGTGACCCATTGAATCAGGTCAAAGCTGAGGCCTTCTTCGACGAGCTTGAGAAGGTAGCGATAGCCTCCTTCTTAGCGAGAGCAGGTAGGGGTTTGCAGAAGAACCTTCTCGGAGCTGCTGAGCGAATAATCCACCCGGTGAGAGGGATCAAGGCGGGGTGGAGAGAACTTACCCCTGCTTTGAAGATGAAGAGTATGGCTCCTGCTGAGCGCGCAGCCCACCTTAAAGGTGGTTGGTTAGGGAAACCTGGCGAGCATTTGAAGGGGGCTTTAGGGACCTCTCGACAAGACCTTCTTCAGACCATGCGCGGCACCACGGCAGAAGCTGCAAAGAAAGGTAGGCTCCGGGCTACGGCTGAGGAGCTTTCCCGTCGGGGATGGACCGGGCAAGGGGCCCGCACCAAATACCTTCCTGTTGGTGATAAAGGACAGATCGCTTTGATGACCGCTCCTGCTGCCCCGGAAGTGGTCAAAGCTATGAGGAAGGAACCGACTGCCACTGGAGAAGGGGCTGGAGCTGAGTCCGGACTCGGAGAGCTCGGCGGGCTCGCCGGGTGGGTAGCCGGCAGCGGCCTGGGCCTCCCCGGCATGGCTATGTGGTACGGAGGTCAGAAGGCAGGGGAGTATGCTGGCCGTGCCATAGACAGGTTAAGGGGCGGCGCTTCTTTGGGCACCGCTCTTGCGGCCCCGTCAAGACGGGAAGCCATCCAGCAGCTTTCTAACATCCGAAGGTTTCACGGGTAATGCCAGGCATCGAATCATTGGACTACGGTCCCAGCGCCTCCTTCCGGTTCTCTCGGAACAGTGGAAGGTCCATCAGCGGCGAAGCCCTGGGCGCCATCAGGTACCCGTCGCCGTTCTTTGACATTGCTCACACCTACCTGCCGTCATCGTTCAAGACGATGCTCCGGTGGTGCCGGTACTACTTCCTCACGAACCCACTTATCAACGCCGTCTGCTACAAGATGGCGGCGTACCCGACCACCGACCTCGTCTTCGACTCCAACAAACACCTCATGAATGAGCAGTGGTCGCGGTTCTTCTCCCGCGTCCTGCACTTCAAGAAGTTCGAGGTGGAAGCGGGCTTGGACTACAACACCTACGGCAACGCTTTCATCAGCCTCCACTACCCATTCAGGAAGTTGTTGCGCTGCAAAAGCTGCGGCCGCGTGACGCCGGTGGAGAAACAGAAGTACACCTTCCGAGAGTACAAGTTCGTCGGCGAGTGCCAAAGGTGTTGCCATTACGGTGAATTCCAGGTGAAGGACCACTACGTCCGGTCGGTCCGGGAGATCCGCCTCATCCGGTGGAACCCTGAGTACATCACCATTCAGCACAACGAGGCGACTGGGGAGAACCGGTACTACTACGTCATTCCTCCGTCGATGGGGAACGATGTTCGCATGGGCAAGCGCCATGTCATCGAGAAGATCCCTCAGATTTCCATCGAGGCCCTGCGCAAGAACAAGGCCCTGCTGTTCAGTCAGAACAACATCTACCACATGCAGCGCCCGACCATCGCCCAGAAGGATCGAGGGTGGGGCATGCCCATGATCCTCCCGGTGCTCAAGGATACCTACTACCTGCAGATCCTCCGCAAGGCCCAGGAGGCCATTGCCATTGAGCACATCGTGCCGATGCGTCTCCTGTTCCCTCAGTCCGCGAGCGGTACCGCCGACGTCTACTCCACAGTCAACATGACCCAGTGGAGGGACAAGATTGAGAAGGAGCTCATCCGCTGGCGCCTCGACAACAACTACATCCCCATCATGCCAGTGCCCGTAGGGTCGCAGACCCTGGGTGGCGATGGCCGGGCCCTCATGCTCAGCCAAGAGCACCGCCAGTGGTCGGAGCACATCGTGGCCGGTATGGGCGTACCGATCGAGTTCGTGTTCGGCGGCATGCAATACAGCGGGTCCAACGTCTCGATGCGCATCCTCGAGAACCAGTTCCTCGACGAGAAAACTCAAAGAAAACAATTAGTTGACGACTTTATCATCCCGAGTGTTGGTGCGTTCATGGGCTGGGAGCCTGTGACCTGCCACTACAAACGCTTCAAGATGGCGGACGATCTGCAGCGCTCTGCTTTCTACCTTCAGCTCAACCAGGCCGGGAAGGTTTCGGACGAGGCCCTCCTCGAGGACGCCGACTGGGATTCCAAGAAGGAGCAGGAGCGGATCGAGGAGGAGCGCAAGCACGTGCTGGAGAGCCAGCGACGTCAGGCACTTAGTCAAGCCCAGATCCAGGGCGAAGCCCAGCTCGTCATGGCCAAGTTCCAGATGCGCGGCCAGAAGCTCATGGAGCAGCTCACCCCCGCGGCCGCGCCGGTGGGGCTGCCGCCGGCGGAGCCGATGCCGGGGATGGGAACCCCTGGGCAACTGAGTCCAACTGCCGAGGGCCAGATGATGAACCAGGAGGGGGAGATGATGAACTCTTCCGGCCAGGTTCCTGGTATGGAGATCCCACCGACTGCACCCCCGGGAGGGGCTCCGCCTCCTCCGCCCGAGGGGGCCGCGCTCCCGATGGATCAGGTGCAGTCGCAGCTCACACCGGGGGTCAACTACGACCTCACTATGATCGCCAGCCAGGTTGTGGGGTGGCTCAACCAGCTTCCGGACCACGAGAAGAACCACGAGCTCGTGAAGATGCAGATCGACAACCCACAGCTCTACGCTATCGTGCTTCCGATGCTCCGCACCTCTGCTGGCGCCGAGCAGAACTCGGCTGCCATGCCGCAGCCTGAGCAGCGCAATGCTCGGCGTGGCCCAGAGGCTGCCGCACTTTGAGCTAAAAAAGACTCAGTCCATTGGGGATGGACTGAGTCTCAGCAGATTCCGTTACACCCACCTCAGCAGTCGGTGTTTGCATCGAGGACACACTTGCTTGTGAAGCTCGTTCACCTCTCTGCGTACTTCGGACTCTACCTTATCGATCACCATCTCAGGAACCTCCAAGAACTTGCACAGACAATCACGCCCGCAGAAGACTCTGGTTTCTCCTGCCTCAGTGATGGTGATCATTTTTACTCTGTTTACGTGGAAGCCACACTGGTCGCACTTAGTTGAAGCTTTCCCTACGCGACCAGCGAATCTGGAGGCAGGTCGTCTGCCGATACCAGCTGCCATAGGGGAAGACTCCATTTCTCAACAGCGCACCAGAAGCACACGTTACCTGCGTCTTCGTTGTCTCCACTCCATTCGAAGCTCACCAAAGGGCCCTTGCCGCGACCGCGAACAAGGACCCCTCTTTCAACTCGCAGAACGCTTGTCGAAGCGAGCTCGGTGATTGGTTCAAACGATTGGCCGCACACGTCGATACCATCATCGACCATGCATGCATCGTCACGAAGCTCTAACAGGTTTACATTATGTTCAGCACTGCACTGGGGGCACAGCCATTTTACTTTATCCCCATCTTGGAACTCATCCTTCTCTTCTTCCGTGATGAATTCCACAACCACGTCCCCATCGTGGTCTTCGTCGTACCGAACAGCGCCTATGCGAATACGCAAGACTTCCTCCGGCCCAGGATGGAGGGGTCTGTCACAGCACAGGCATATTTTCATACTGCCGCTTCCATTTTTCGTGGCGCAGCTCTTCAAGGATTTCCTGGAGAAATCCTACTGCTACACCGAGCAAGAATATCTTGATCAGTTGTCGTCCCTTTCTGTGTCGGATGTGTCCTCTACGGCATAGGGTTCGTACTGATCGTCATCTTGCCCTAGGACCCCTTGGTCAAGGGACTGCTCAAAATTCTCACAGACAGTAGGCGTTGAGTCGCACATTGACGACTCCTTTCTGTAGTTTAGGTTTGGGAGCAGATATTCTGGGCCTTCTCTTACATACCTTATACCGTTTGCGGCCTTTCTTTTTCCGGAGTAGGATGGCCGCAAATCTAGGACTTCCATATCGTTAGGCGGCTTCGCACTGCCTGAGATACGAGTCGGAGAGTCGCGTGGCACATTTCAATCCTTCAGAAGCATTCGATACCCTCAAACAAAAAGTCTCCGAGACAGTCAAAGAGCAGTTCCCTGTTGAGGGGAAGAAGAACACGCTCCATGTGAAGCGTGTCTGGGTGGATGACAACAAGAACATTGATGACATCCGCTCCCAGGAGGATGCCAAGATCCGAGGGCGCAATTGGGCGGTCCCTGTTCGTGCTGAGTTCGAGCTTCGAGACAACAGGACAGGGAAGGTGAAGGACCGTCAGGTTCTCAACATTGCCCAGCTTCCCAAGATCACGAATCGCTACACCTACATTGTTGGTGGCAACGAGTGGCAGGTAAACAACCAGTTCCGCCTCAAGTCTGGGGTCTACACCCACGTCAAGGCGAACGGTGAGCTCGCGTCGCAATGGAACCTCGCCAAGGGTCTCAACTTCAACATGGACTTCAAGCCGAAGACCAAGAAGATGACGATCCAGTTCAGTGGGAAGAGTGCCAACGTTCCTCTTTACCCTATCCTCAAAACTCTTGGAGTCGACGACGACACTATCGAGCGGAGATGGGGCAAGGAGATCTTGAACGCTAACAAGAAGGACAACTCGTCTGCAGCCCTCAAGAAGTTCTACAAAGCATTCAAAGGGGAGAACCCAAAGAGCCTGGACGATGCTAGAAATTTGATTCTAGAAGAGTTTGGTCGAACAGAGTTGAGGCCGGAAGCTACCAAGCTTACCCTGGGCAAAGAGTTCAGCCAGGTGGATGGGGAGGCGCTGCTTACTGGTTCCCATCGAATCTTGAAGGTGTCGAGGCAGGAAGAGAAACCTGATGACCGGGACTCCCTCCAGTTCAAAGACCTCTACTCTGCTGAGGACCTCATTGCCGACCGGCTGATGAAGGGGAAGGCTCGGTGGGATGCTCGTCGAAAGATCGTCAACAACTTGGATAAGCAGGACAAGGTGGCCAAGATAGTCAACCCAGATATCTTTGGCCGCCCGGTGCGGAGCTTTTTCACTCAGTCCAACCTCTCCGATCGCCCGGACCAGATGAACCCGATGAGCTACATCGGGGGCAACCGCCGCACTACAATTTGGGGAGAGGGTGGCATCACTACGAAGGAGCAAGTGACTACTGCGGCCAAGTTGGTCAACCCTAGCCACATGGGATTCCTCGACCCCATTCATACTCCTGAGTCTGAGAAGACTGGAACAGTCTTGCAGCTTGCATTGGGTGCCAAGAAGAGAGGTACCGATTTAGAGATACCGGTCTACAACATGAAGACTGGGAAGCGGGAGATGATAGACGCTTCCAAGGCTATGTCCTCGAATGTTGCCTACCCTGACCAGTTCATGCGCGAGGGTGGTAAGTTCAAGCCCGTGGATCGGCTGGTGAAGATCTCCGACAAGGAGGGGAACACCGTGTTGGAGAGCCCGAGCAAGGTAGACTATGTGCTCAGTTCTCCTAAGGGGATGTTCGACCTGAGCGCCAACCTCATCCCCTTCTTGGGCAGTGACCAGGGCAACCGGGCGATGATGGCCACCAAGCAGATCGAACAGGCTGTTGCACTGAATGATAGGGAAGCACCTTTGGTGCAGGTGAAGTCTGAGGGCCCTGCTACTTTCGAGAAGATTGTTGGCGGGTTCACTTCCCACCAGTCACCGGTGGATGGTGTGGTTGAGAGCGTCAGTAAGAAGTCCGTCAAGATTCGAGATAAAGAGAGCAAGCTCCATGAGGTGCAGCTCTACAACGACTTTCCATTGAACGATGACAAGAGTGTGCTCAACTCTACTGCCACGGTGGCTAAGGGTCAGACAGTAAGGAAGAACCAAGTAGTAGCGGACACCAACTTCACGAAGGATGGTGTCTTGGCTATGGGAAAGAATCTTCGCGTAGCTTACATGCCCTGGAAGGGATACAACTTTGAGGACGGGATCGTCATCTCGGAGACGGCGGCGAAGAAGCTCACGTCTGAGCACATGCACCGCAACACCATCTCGAAAGAGAACAATATCATCCTCGACAAGAAGAAGTTCACAGCCGAGGTAGGCGCGGTCACTCCGAAGAAGTCGATCGACAAGCTGGGAGACGATGGGGTCATCCAAGTTGGTCAGAAGGTGGAACAAGGGGACATCCTCGTAGGGGCTTTGCGCGTGGAGGAAGTGACTCCGGAGCAGCAACAACTTGGATTGTTTTCCAAGAAGTTCATCAAGCCAGTGCGGCCGCGCCCAATCACCTGGGACAAGGACACCCCGGGGATAGTCACTCGTGTAGCGAAGCAAGGCAAAAAGACGACCGTATATGTTCGAACGAATGCGCCTGCAGACATAGGTGATAAGATCGTCGGTCGCCATGCAAATAAAGGAATTATTACCAATATAATTCCAGACCACGAGATGCCACAGGACAAAAACGGGAACCCTATGGAGGTCCTGCTCAACCCTGTAGGCATCCCGGGCCGCATCAACGTAGGCCAGGTGCTGGAGACTGCCGCGTCAAAGATTGCGAAAAAGACGGGCAAACCCTACGTGGTAAATAATTTTGACCCGAACAACAAGGATTACACCCGCAACCTGATGGCGGAGCTCAAGAAACATGGGCTCTCTGACACCGACGATTTGGTGGACCCCAGCACTGGTCGCAAGTACGACAAGGTCCTGAACGGAGACCAGTACATCTACAAACTTCACCACACGGCGGTGAAGGGTTTGTCCGCTCGGTCTCGAGGAGCCTACGACTCGAACATGACCCCCCGGGGTGGTGGCCCTCAGGGTGGGCAGACAATGGATGCCATGGGCCTATACGCGATGCTTGCGCACAATGCGCGCGAGAACATCCGGGAGATGCAAAGTTACAAAAGTGATAAGAACGATGATTTTTGGGCCATGCTGCAAGCTGGGGACTCAGTTCCCACCCCAAAGACCCCCTTCGTGTGGAAGAAGTTTGAGGGATACCTCAAGGGGATGGGGATTGATATCGACAAGCAAGGCAACGACATGATCCTCCAGCCGCTGACGGACAAGAAGGTCCTTCAGATGAGCAACGGAGCCCTGAAGGACCCTGGCCGCAGCTTGATTGGACGCAACCTCAAACCGGAGAAGGGCGGCATCTTCGACCCGGAGGTCACAGGCACGAAGTGGCCTGCCGGTAGGTTCGGGGACAAGTGGTCTCACATCACTCTCGCTGAGCGGATGCCGAACCCTGTGTTTGAGTCTCCGATGCGCTCATTGTTGGGGCTCAACACGAACGAGTTCAAAGACGTGGTGAGCGGGAAGAAAGATATCAATGGGGAGAGGGGCCCCAGCGCTATCGTGAAGAACCTCAAGAAGATCAACGTAGACAAAGAGATCTCTGACCTGGAGGCCCAACTACCTGATCTACGAACGTCGAACCTCAACATTGCCAACAAGAGGTTGAAGTACCTGCGCGCTTTGAAGCGCACCAACATGAGCCCGACCGAGGCTTACACGATGAAGTACGTTCCTGTGCTGCCCCCGTCGATGCGACCAGTGGGTGTGCTGGATGATGGGACCCCAAGCTTCGACGATACCAACAAGCTCTACAACATGCTGGCTAACACGAACGACCAGCTCAAGAAGTTCGACCCCAAGGTCCTCCCCATAGAGGAGGCCGACGGAATTAGGACTGAGCTCTACGATGGGTTGAAGTCTTTGACTTTGACGGGTGCAGTCAATAAAGGCCGTCACCTCAACAGCATAGCCACCACTATCGCCGGCAAGGGGTCGCCCAAGGTGGGGTTCTTCCAGAGCAAGGTTATCGGCAAGCGCCAAGACCTATCAATGCGCAGCACCATTGTACCCGAACCTTCTTTGTCTTTGGACGAAGTGGGAATCCCGAGGAAAGCAGCACAAGAACTCTACAAACCTTTTGTGGTATCTCGTCTTAGGCGGCAGGGGATGTCTCCGTTGCAGGCGCAGAGGGAAATCAAAAACAACACCAGTGGTGCAGCTGCAGCGCTGGAGAACGTGATGGCGGAGCGGCCAATCATCTTGAAGCGCGACCCCGTTCTGCACAAGTTCGGCGTGCAGTCATTCATGCCCAAGATTGTGGAAGGAAAGGCCATCAAGATTCACCCCCTCGCTACTTCTGGGTACAATGCTGACTTCGATGGCGACAAGATGTCCGCCTACGTCCCAGTGAGTCAGGCCGCGGTGAAGGAATCGTTCAAGATGCTTCCTTCGGCCAACCTTTTTAGCCCGGCTACAGCGAACGTGATGTTCAAACCGTCAGACGAGTCGATGCTAGGGCTTTACAAACTCACGGAGGTGAAGAAGGGCCCCGTCAAGAAGTTCAAAAATGCTGCAGAAGCAGCTCGTGCTGTGAAGGATGGCAAGCTAGGCATAAACGACCTCATCAGCCTAGACGACGTTGAGGGTGATATTGGGAGCATGTTGAAGCTTGGGGCTAGTAAGAAGACAACGGTTGGAAGGTTGATGGTGGCAAACACTCTACCCAAAGACAAGAGGGAGAAGTTTCTTGCCAGTGATAAAACTCTGACCAAGAAAGACCTCAACGTCTTGTTGACCTCTGTGGCCCAAGAGAACCAAACAGATTTTGGTGGGGTGAGTGACCAGCTCAAGAACATGGGCAACGAGTACGCCACTGGGTTCTCCATTGGTCTCGAGGATTTTGTCTCTGACAAAGCTTACCGAGATCGATTGCTGCGCATTACTCGCGAAGAGGAAAAGAAGGTTCGTAACTCCCGTCTCAGCGCAGATAAAAAAGAAGACAGGATTGTGGCGTTATATAGCCGGGCCGGCAACTTGCTAGAAGAGAACGCCAAGAAGAAGGTAATGCAGTCTGACAACCGCATGTACGATTGGATCAAATCGGGAGCCAAAAACAAGTGGCCTCAGTACAAGCAAATGACTGTGTCTCCTTGGTTGGTCTCTGACGTTCTTCGTGACCGCATCATTCCAATTCCTATCGACAAGTCCTATTCTGAAGGGCTCGATGTCAGTTCATATTGGGCAGCAAACAGTGGTGCTCGAGGAACTATCATCCAGAAAGCTGAAGGTACGTGGCGCCCGGGTCTGATGGGCAAGCAGATCATGCAGACGACCATGAACCAGATGGTTGTCGATGAAGACTGCGGCACTAACCGGGGTAGGTTAATGAAGCCCGACGATCGTGGTATCCTCAACCGCTATACTGTTGGGGACATTTCTCTTGGAGTGAAGGGGAGGAAGGACAAGGGGACTATCCCGTCTGGGACCCTCATAACCCCAGATGTGGTTAGGCGCTTGAAGAACAACAAGATCCCCGAGCTCACTGTGCGATCCCCGTTGAAGTGCCAACATGGCAAGGGGATATGCGCCAAGTGCTACGGGGTCAACGAGAATGGCCAGCTCTATCAGCCCGGTGAGAACGTGGGGGTCATCGCTGCTCAGGCTTTGGGGGAGCCGGCAACTCAGCTCTCTATGAATGCTTTTCATACTGGTGGGGTCGCCGGTGCCAAGGGGTCGAAGTCTTCCGCCACGTTCGAGAGGTTAGATCAACTCACCAAGCTGCCCAAGATCCTTCCAGGTTCGGCAACGTTGTCGCACGCTGATGGTAGGGTGAACAAGGTGGCCAAAGACCCAGCTGGTGGTTGGAACGTTTACGTTGGGAATGACCGGCACTATGTTCCAGGGTCCCGCACGTTGCAGGCCAAAGTTGGGGCCACAGTAAGGCGCGGGGATGCGCTGTCGTCCGGTCCTAAGAATCCTAGGGAGATGCTTCCTCTCACGGGGCTGAATTCTGTTCAGAGTTACCTCACTGACGAGATACAGAAGGTCTACGAAGATCAAAACACTCCTTTGTTCAAGCGAAACGTCGAGACGTTCGTCCGCGCGATGACTAATCTGAGCGAAGTCATAGACCCAGGAGATCACGAGTTGTACCTGCGTGGAGACAAGATCCCGACGTCTGAAATCAATGCCTACAACAAGAGGGACCCCAAAAAGCCTGTTCGTCACAGGCCTATACTTCAGGGCGTTGAGCACTTGCCCCTAGATATGCAAGAAGATTGGGTGGCACGCTTGCAGAGCAGGGAGCTCCGGGACACTATCCTCAACGCAGCATCAGAGGGTTGGCGTTCTCAGGTTCATAGCACTCACCCGATTCCTGGGATGGCAGTGGCCAAAGAGTTTGGTAAAGGCACCAAGGAAGAGCCCTGGTTGTACTAGGAGGACTCAGTGACCAGCTTCGCACCACCTTTTAGCTCTATCGCGGACGGGAACTTCAACCCCGCCTACGTTGAGAAGGTGCGCGTCATCAATGTGAACAATGTCGATTGGACCGTGAACGTCGTCACTTTTGAGGCCGGCAAGCGCCATTTCGATGTTCAGGTGATGAGCCCCTACTTCCACTATGACAATGGTGAAGGCATGTACGTCATGCCAGAAGTAGGAGCCCTTGGGTGGATTTGCTACCCAAGCTCTGGTGGGTTCGACACCCCCTTTCTCTTAGGGTTCGCAGCTCCATTCGATGAGGGGAGCGCCAGCTTCCGTTCCAATAGACAGACTCTTCAACCTGGGGACATGATGATGAGGACCCGGGACGAGAATTTTGTCATTGTGAGGCGCGGCGGGGTAGTCCAGCTTGGGGCCACCCCCACAGCTCAGCGTATCTATGTCCCCGTCAGGAACTTCATCCGGGACTTCTGTGAGAACTACCAGCTGTTCACTTTCGGGGGCGAGCTCACTTGGATTACAGAGCGCGACGACAAGACAGAGACAGGGGACGCGCCCACTACCTTCAGGTTGAAGGCCAAGGAGAAGGCAAACGACAAGGAGCATATCGCTGAGCTAACTATCGGTTCTCACGAGGGGGACGAGCACCTTACAATGAAGCTGGTGATTTGGACAGATGGTACCGAGGATCGAGAAACTCGGGTCACTCTTCAGATCACGGATGAGGGTGACGTCACATGGGACATCGAAAGAGATTGGACGCAGAACATCATTGGGAAGATGACCCAAAGGGTGACGGAAGAGATCTCGATAGAGACCGAGAAGAGCTACAAGCTCTCGGCCAAAAAGAACATCGAAGTGACTTCAGACGCAGACCACAAAGTCACTTGTGCGAATAGCGAAGTGAAAGCAGACGAGCATAAAGTGGATGCCCCAAAGATCTTTCTCGGCGGCGGCGCCTCGGAGCCTGGGGTCTTGGGCGACACACTGGTCGGGGTTCTCAAGGATATCTGCTCAGTCATTTCCAAGCTCGAGTTCACTGATACTCACGGGCCCGCGCCGCCAGGGCCGGGGAAGCTTCCAGTTCTAGGGGCAGCGGCAATTTCGGGTCCCCAAGGGAAACTAGACACCATACTCGCTCAAATCACAAAGATTGAGTAGGAGATCATCACCATGACCTCATCTCTTTTTCTGGATGCGCCTCTCAAAATTGATGGGGCAGAGAAGCTGGCCGGAACACTCACTAGGATGGGAGACAACGTCGACGAGTGGCCCCAGCAGGTTTCGCAGGAAGCCTACAAACAGATCCCCTACCTGAGTGACTTCACCGCCGACGTCATCCTGGAGAAGGTGGACGAGCAGAAGGGTTTTGCCTTTGGCGCCATCCACGTGAAGCCGAAGAGCGACATGTCGCTCGAGGAGCAAGAGGAGACCTCCGGCCTGGACAAGGTGTTCATCCCGGTCGTCATCAAGGACAACATGCTCTGCTCCTTCGACGTGTTCATCCACGGGAAGAGCTACCACAACTTGACCGAGAGTCGGTTGCGTTCGGCGCTATTCCGACCCGATGTCATGGATGCCCCGCGGACCCGCCCCTTCGACCCGAACCTCATCAACGACATGATGCCTCCGGTTGAGGGCCGCATGGGCGGTTCGTTTGGGAAGTTGGGGGCAGCTGAGATGGCCGCCATCCCTCTGCTACCTCAGCTGCAGGGCCGGGTGATGCAGAGTCACGTCGACCGATTGAAGACTGCGTGCGAGGACCCGTCGCTGCGCATGCAGGTCACCAACGGTGATGAAGGGGTGAAGGCTGCCTTCCAGTCGGCCATGGGACTGAGTCCCACCGAGAAGGAGAAGCGGGCTTCTTTGCTGGCCAGCAGCGTCCGCCCCAACGTCGTGCAGATTCGGAGGCTAGACAACGGCCAGTACAAGGTGAAGTGGGCCAACACCGAGATGTACGCGCCGCAGGAGGAGTCGGTCCCATTGGACGTGGCCATGGACCTCGCCGGCGAGGAGGACCTCAGCGGAATCCTCGAGGCCGACGACACCATCACGGCCAGCCCCGACGCCCCCATCAAAGAGACTATGGAGGCCGAAGAGGTGAAGGTCGCCGACGTCTTCGGTCTGTGGAAGGTGCAGGACACCACCGGCAACACCATGATCGGATGGGTGTTCCCACAGCTCCTGTCCATGGACATGGTGCCGCTACCGCTCACCCTGTTCACCAACGGCTCCCAGTATGCGGTCCAGGAGCATGTCGCCGGCGAGATGGCCGGGAAGTCGGTGGACCTGCCTAAGGGGAACCCCCAGGGCTATGGTTGCCTCTACTACATCGACCACGGCACGGCGAAGGCATTCGTCCCGATGACCGTGAGCAACACGGTGCGCGGCCCCGACGGCCTCATCAAATACATGGCCACCGACGAACTCGGTGAGCAGGTCAACTTCTACTTCTCCGACGCCATGAAGAAGGTGATGAAGGTTGGGGAGGGTGAGTACTGCGTCCCCGCCGGCTGCAACTGGATGCCCTTGCGCGGGAAGACCGACCTCATCAGCAAGCCCTTGGCGTTCTCAAAGACTGCGAGCCGGAAGTTCTCCTCCATGGGTGAGCTTTTGAGCGATGGGGCCCTGTTCACCTGGCGCGGCCCTGCGGTCGCTCACCTCCCCGAGGAGCAGACCAAGTTCGTGAAACGTGCCGACGCTGAGTTCCTCGGGGTGGCGATGGGACTCAGTCCACCATTTTGCAAGCAGGCCCTGGCCAAGGCGGCGAAGGGCGAGCTCATGTCCTTTGAGCATCTCAAGCAGGTAGTTCCTCTCCGAGAGAAGATGGCGGCGGCGCGGAACTCAGTTCTCAAGGACTTGACTGAGCTCGACCGGCCTATCCGCAACTACTTCCTGGCTAAGGAGGCCTCCCTCCTGGACGACGCCCTCACCGCGGACAAGATCCTCGGCCTGGGATTCCTAAACGCGGAGAATGTGGCGACTTTCGTCGATATGCTCCCAAACCTGGAGGCCACGTCGTCCAAGCTGGCCGAGATGCTCATCGCTGTGCGCCTGGGCATGAAGGACGTCCCTGAGCAGGCGGTCGAGCGGATGCTCACTGCCATCGAAGACGTGATCCAAGGACTCAAGGCTCTGAAGCACAAAGAGCTGGAGAAGATGCAGTAGATGAGCCATCCCAGCGAATTCTTCGTCCGCTTCGCCCTCGCCCAGGCGTGGGGTGAAGGAGAGAACGCCCCTACAACTCAGGAGGCGTTGAACAAGACCTTGAGATCCTTTGGTCTTTTGGGCCTGCTCGAGCATCACTACGACTTCATCATGGGGTCTTTCGAGCCGCCGACTGAGTTCCGGTTTCACAGTCAGAGGCACGCGGCGACCAAGGAGTTCATGGAGTCCGAGAAGCTGGTGACCTTGTGGAAGGCGGACAAGGACGCCAAGCGGGTGCTCGACGAGCTCGTGGACGGGCACATGCTGGTGAAGCAAGACCTCCACCTGCTCCTGATGGGGCGCCTCCCTCATGAGGTGATCACCGACAAACTCAACCGGAAGTACCGACTCCACCCCGGGCTGACCCAGGAGATGGTGTCGATCTACGCCCACTACTTCTGGAACGTTGAACGCGCCAGTCACGATGAGTGGGAGGAATTACTGGCCGGTAGGACCTACCGGGACGCCTTTATGGCCGCCCTTTACTGCGGGGAGCAGCAAGCCCTCTACCGGGCCGGGTTCAGCCCCCGGGTGGATGGGAACCGGGCAATGAAGGAGGTCTACCGGCAGGCGTATTTCAAAATTGAAGCACTACGTCACAAAGCTGATACGCGCGCGAACGTGACCGACTTCTCGGCGCTGGCCTCCAAGCTCACCAAGGTCCACGAGATTCTGTACTCACAGGGCACCGGGCTGCAGGACCAGCTCAAAGAGTTCCGTCAGATCATGATGCAGCACAAGGACCCCGACGTCGCGGCGGTCGACACCGTGATCAACAAGCTGGAAGGCGGCAGCTACAGCGGTGACGGCGCGGATGAGGAGCCCGAAAAACAACAGGGAGACCTTCAATGACAGACCAAGGCATGCCGATGCCTGACTGGGCGGACGAGGCCCGGCGGCAGATGTACGAAGCCCATGGTTCCATCGATTACCAGAAGGGTGGGGTCGAGGTGCGGAACCTGGACAAGATCCTACACTTCAGCACTCACTTTGCTGAGTACTTGGAGCGGGACTCCACCATCGTGGTTCACCTGTTCCCTCGCGGTGGCGCGGAGGACAGGTATTATGCTGAGGAGCTGAGGGATGGGAAGCGCATCCCCGGGAGGTTGGAGCTCCACTTCAGCAAGATTGAGTTCCCGAACGACATGGAGAGTCGTATCCAGGACGCGGCCGACAGGACGTGGGCTGGAGACATTGCCATCGAGGAGATTTCAGTCCTCCGCTATGAAGATGAGGACGAAGTGGTGAGGGGGGACAACGCTCGAGAGCATAGGACTGGGACTTTCGTTGTCCAGTTTCAAGAGGCCGTCAACGCCGCCCACTTGATAGGCACCCGCAAGTTCGTAGACAAATTCTGTGAAGAGTTGGACAAGGAGCTCGAGGGATGAGTCTTCTTCTGGACAAGGGGGACATTGAGAAAGGCGCTGCTATGTCTCCTAAAATGAGGACCTCACGAACAAAAGAACTGCTGGAGGAGATGAGGAAGCAATCTTCTAGCAGCGAGAATATTGCTTTGGGAGCAGGTGTGGGGGCGGCACTAGGTGGCTTAGCTTTCTTAGCTAGGAACCCTATGTTCAGAAAGCACGTACTCCACTCGGTGTCCAGTGCTCTCAAGCGTAGCAGCCCCGTAGTTAAAGAGATGAGAGGGAAAATACCGGAGAGCGCAATCAAGGACGCCAAGGAAGTAGCCAGAGTATTGAAGGAGAAGGGTATTGATCCTTCTACTGCTCGTATTGCCGTGGCTGGCACAGGGGGCACAGGAAAAACCACTTTCTCTCGAGCCCTGGGCAAAGAATTGGGGATGAAGAATTTTCATCTTGATGGATACTACAAAAACGGTAGAGACCTGCCTCAGTTCTTGAAGAACACAGGGGGGTTGCCCAGGGGTTCTGTAGCAGAGCAAACTCACCTATTGAGCCAGGTGGAGCCTGACACTTTCGACGCCATCATTCGTCTTTCTAAGCCTATGAATAAGGTGAAGTCTCAGCTCAGCTCTAGAAATCGCGGTGCTTATCAATGGGAGTTGTATGACTACCCAAAAGTCCATGAAGCTATTCGAGCCTCTTTCAACAACACTAAAGGCGCTGCTACCAAAGTGCGTGAAGGCATAGAGCTGAAGGTGAAGCCAAAAGGTGGATTTGAGGCCAACGGCATCTTGGATGCGAGTCTTAGAGCAACCGGAATCGACCCAAAAGGGTTGAGCAGGCAACAGAAAGTTATTAGCGTAGTCACAGGTAAGAAAGAAATTTTGGACGGCACGCTGCCTTACTTCAAGGGCAAGACAGTTGCTGAGCTAGCTGCGTTACCAGCAGTGTTTGGCACAGCTGGCGCAATCGCTCCAGAGGTTTTGGATGATGCTTTAACCAAAGAAGCTCTGACTCTCCGGAAGACTCCTACTATGACAGAAGAGCAGTTCCAAGCTCTTCGGGAGCAGATGCAGCAGACAGCTGAGCGCCTCAATATCAAGGAACCGAGTCAAGCAGCCTATGTTCCGAAGGGTGGTGTTCTTCCCAAAGTCTTTCGGGAAGCTGAGCTCGAAATGTATAAAAATCGCCTTGGCCCTAAAGAACAGAAGCGCCTCGAGAAGATGATCGATGAGCAGGAGCACATCCTAGCGTCCTTGAGAAACCCAGAGGTGGCTGCGCACGAACTTGGACACGGGAAGGTTCACAACACTCCGTACCTCGGAAAGTTCATTTCTGCAGCGCGCCCCTTGGGCGGCATTGCTGGGAATATTTCCGCAATGGCAGGCTCATTCATCCCGAATCGTCCGTTAAGGTACGGACTCAGTATTGGGGGTCCCATTGTCGGTGATCTTCCAACTCTTCTAGACGAAGGGCTTGCTACACGCCACGCATTGGGGGCGATGGAGGAGACTCAGCGTTATACCCCCGAGCAGCTCAAAGCTATGAAGCAGAACCTTCGTGACGCTTACATGACCTACCTCAAAAGCACAGCTACTACTGCTGGGCTTGGTGGTCTTTCGGCGTTGTTGATGGAAGGAACCTACAGATAAAAGAGCGGGAACTGAGTTCCCGCCCAGGCCAAGTGGCCTGGCTATTACGGGGTATACCCGTCATCTTTTAACATTGCTTTGAGGCATGTCTTGCATACCCCGTAAGGAAGGAACCCTGCTATGGTGGCCACCTTCTTGGCTTTGTCCCTTTTGACGTCGAGCTTCCCGCACACGGACACCCATCCTTTTGGGACCCAGTGAGGGGTTTTGTCTCCCACTACAAATAGGCGTCGGCCGGGGGCGGATAGTCGTGCTCTGCTCATTTATTTAGGACCTCTACAGTTAGCATTATATCAGTACCATCATCTAGGCCGACTAGTAGACCTAGTTCCCCATCAAACCTTTTTTGTGTCCCTGCGTACTCTACTTTCTTCTCGTTGAACCTCCACCCTCGATTGTTGGCGAGCTCGTTCCCTAGGGTTGTCATCAGCTCTTGGATCGTAATTCTTTCTTGCTTGGTCATAAGCTTTCTTTCTCTTTGCCCGCTGTTCGCGATCTTTACGTTCTTTGCTGTTCATCCACAGACCGCAGGCCCAGAAGCCTACTAAGACTAAGATTGGCAACGTCATGGTAAGGAACGCGAAACCAGCCATCTCTCCCTCCCGGCACCTAATAGGGTATGTTCGCTCTGTTGAGCCTGTCTTCTAGACTCTCCATCAGCTTCTTCTGGTCTTCCATCTGCGACAAAGCTTGTGGAGCCAAATTGAGTTGCGCGAGAACGTTCTTCACGAAGATCCTCTCCATCGACCGCCGCACCATTTCGGGGAACATAGACTCAATCTGTTCCGCTGCAGCCTCGATAGCTGTCGAGATCTTATCACTTTGAGTGACTTCCTCCTCCACTTTCTTCAGAGCGACATCCATCATTCTTTTGAGGATCTCATTCTTGAAGTAGTGGTGGACGTCGGCGTATTTGCCAGTCAGATCATCGAACATTCGGCGGTCGCCGCTGTCCACATGTTCCCAGCTGCTGCCGCCTACTATCTTCAGTCCGCTCTCTTCGTCCCAAACGAATTTTCCAGAACGGTCCTTTCTCTTCTCGTTCATCTCTTTGAGGGCTTCATTGATACCTAGCCTTCTAGAGAACTTGCACTCGACATCTTTCATGGTCTGAGTGAGGATTCTTTCCGCCATTTGAGATTTTTGCTTTAGCGTAAGATTCTCCAGCACTTCTCTGATGTCGTTTGATAACTGGTCTGCTGATACCTCGATCTCGATTTTCATTTGTTCGTCCTCCTCTCGATTTCCTGTTCGAAGTCTTTTATAGCCGCCTGGTCCCCCACAGCCTTCCAGTGTTGAAGGCACTCTTTCAGGAATTCTATGGGAGCGTGATCCATCCAACTGCAGAATCTGCCATTGAATGGGCAGAATTCGGAGATCACGTACTCCTCTCCAGTCACTTCTTGCAGCTCTACCTCCATCTCGTAATTGCGAACTCTTCCCCAGTTTGGAGGACAGGGCCCAACCAGTAGTTTGATCAATTTCTCTTTTGGTAGGCTCTCCAATTTTCTCTTCCGAGCCTCCCAGTAGATTCTTGGAGCTTCTTTTCTACTTACCTGTTTCACTTCCCGCGCCCTTTCCAATTCGATCGGATCCACACGTAGAAGAATAACAGTCCCAGAAATAGGGCTGCAGAAATCCCCACGACGTCTTGTATTGTGAACACGAACATCCTTCCTCCTAGTAGGTTCGCGCCTTCAGCAGCTTTTTGAGAAATGACATGCGGTGGTAGGGGCAGGGCCCCGCAAGAAGAATCTGCTTCCGGTGCGGCTTGGTGCCGTACCCCTTGTTCTTCTCCCACCCATAGGCAGGGTATTGCTCTGCCATCTCGGTGATATCGTTGTCCCTGATCACCTTGGCGAAGATGCTGGCGGCCGACACTTGCCAGTGCCAGACGTCTGCTTTCTCAACTGCTCTTTGGTCTCCTTCGTAGCCATTGATGGTGCGGACCCCGTCAATGATCAGTTTTGCTCTCGGAGGTAGTCCGGCCACGGCGTCCCTTGCTGCCATTTGCCAAGCGCCCGCAATGCCGAGCTCATCGATGGTCTGGGGGAGGGCCCACCCAATCCCGATGAAGCGCGCAGCTTCCAGGATGGGCACAACTAGCTCCTCTCTTCTTTTTTCGCTCAGACTCTTTGAGTCTGCGACTCCAGGAATAGGACTCAGTCCTTTTGGGAAAGCCAGAACGGCCACACAGAGTGGGCCTGCCAGGCAGCCCATACCAACCTCGTCCAATCCTGCTGACAAGTTCTTATTCTTTTCCAAAGCGCTTTTTGCCTCCTTTCATAAACATCCCTTTAGAGTTTCGGTGCCAATGTCGTTGTCTAGTGAGGATTTCTGCCTGTACGTGCTTGTCGGTTATTCGAATGACTGGTACTTCGCATTCAAACTCCTTGGCCCAGCACCTGATGTAGGTTCTCAAGGGGGCCCTGGTAGCCTTTGCGAATGGGCGGTTCAGTGTTATTTTCAGTATGAAGCGAAGTGGATCAACGGTAGGAAAGGCACGGAAATTAGGACGAACAACATCACCAACGGCGGCAATGATTCCGGCGCGAGCGTGTTCAATCCAGCGGAGTCTGTCCCTGTCTACCTTTCGGCTAACAGTCATCGAAGACCTTGTACCAGGAACTTCTCATGATTATCGAGCTGAACCCGCACCCTCGCAATGACCCCTACGACTACTTTGTCGAGGATGAGGACGCCTACCCGGACAATCCCTACCTCGATGAGGAAGAGGAGATGCGCCAGATAGAGGCAATGGAGAAGATCCATGCCTCTCCTTCCGAGTTTGTAGAGTTCTCCGTCTACATGCCCCACAAAGGGCACCTCGAGAAATTCAGCTTTGGGGAGCGTCGGTACCTTCGGACCATCTACGACACACCGGCGAAGCGGAAGCTCCTCATGGCGGGGCGACAGGTCGAGAAGTCGACCCTGCTGGGCAATCTGTGCCTGGCCTACTCCGCCATCAATCCCTTCTTCCGCACTCTCTACGTCAGCCCTTCTAATCAGCAGACCAAGGTATTCAGTCGTGACCGAATCAAAGAGCCCTTGGAGATATCTCCGGTCCTCAGCAAGTTCACGAACTCGAAGCTACTTTCCAACGTCCTAGAGAAGAAATTTGTCAACAAGTCCCAGGTGACTCTTCGGTTCGCGTTCCTCAATGCCGACCGCTGCCGGGGTATCCCGGCCGACCAGATCCTCATCGATGAGTTCCAGGACATCCTGTTGGAGAATGTACCTGTCATCGAGGAGTGCGCGTCCCACTCTGACCACAAGCTGTTCACTTACAGCGGAACGCCCAAGTCTCTCGATAATGCCATAGAGCATTATTGGTCTCGGTTCTCGACCCAGAATGAATGGGGAGTGCCTTGCAAGAGGCACGGCACTCCCAAAAATCCAGGGTCATGGCATTGGAACATTCTAGCCGAAGACAACATTGGAGACGAAGGTCTCATCTGCGATAAATGTGGGGAGTCTATCGACCCTCGAGACCCTGACGCCAAGTGGTTGTCTCTCAACCCCGACCCCAAGGTAGACAAGCCGTTTGAAGGGTACCGGCTGCCTCAGTTGATGGTCCCGTGGATCGACATCTCGGACATTAAAGACAAGCAGGTCAAGTACAGCCGAGCCAAGTTCTACAACGAGGTCCTGGGGCGCAGCTATGACTCAGGAACCCGGCCGCTCACTCGTCGGGACATGCAGCGCAACTGTTGGGACCAGTTGTCCATGTCCTACTACCGGGACGTCATCCGATACTGTCAGACCCACCCAGTATTCATGGGTGTCGACTGGGGCTGTCACGATGACCAGACCCGAATTCTGACCGATCGCGGGTTTGTCCGCTTCAAAGACTTGACCGACGACGACGTGGTTGCGCAGTTCGACGAGCGCACCAGGGAGCTCAGCTTCGTCAAGCCCATGGTCCGGACGGTTCGAGACTGGGACGGAGACTTGCTGCATTTCGAGGCGAAGGGCCTCGACATGATGCTCACCGACACGCACCGGATGTTGTTCAAAGGGAAGCACGCTACCGAGTTCAAAGTGGAGTGCGCAGGCGACTTTGTAAAACGTACGGGTCAGGTCAAATTCGTAGGAACCACATCCTTTGTCAGTGGCCAAGAGCGCGATTCGTTCACCCTGCCAGGGCTACCGTCCTCGGCGGGATATTCGGGCTGCGAGCCTCGGACGTTCAACATGGACGACTGGTTGGAGTTCCTTGGATACTTCTTGTCTGAGGGTGGTCTTTGCTGGGTCCCCAAGTTGTGGGCGGGGGCTCGACCATCTTGCATAAGGTTATCCCAACGAGAGACGGTGAACCCGGAAGCCACCGCCAAGATCCGAAGCTGCATGGACCGACTTGGGGTCGAGTACTCTGAGTTCCCCAACCCGAAGACCGGGGACGTGAACTGGACGATCCGCGGGAAGCAGTTCTGGCATTGGGTGGAACAAAACGTCGGTGGAAGTAGTGCGACCAAGAGGATCCCTCGGGAGTTCATGCGCCTCCCGTTGCGTCAGCTCCAGATCTTGTGGTCCGCAATGATGCTTGGTGACGGGTCCTATGACGAGCGCGAGAACTGTCACAATGGGAACTACACCTCGACTTCCAAAGGGCTGTGCGAGGATTTCCAGGAACTGTGCGTACTGATGGGCTTGCGCTCGACACTGTCCCTCCACAAAGCCGCGGAGGGGAACCGGAAGGACCGTTGGCGTCTGAGCTGGTCGTCTGGTCGTGACTACACGTTCAATGACCCGAGCCGCGTCAAGAAGGTTCCGTACAAAGGCAAGGTCTACTGTTGCAAGGTACCTACAGGCTTCATCGTGACCGAACGCAACGGCCGTATCGGTTACCAGGGGAACACAGGAGAGGGAACGTTTACGGTCGTCACCCTGGGCGGGTATCTACCGTTCGCTCCAGAATACTTCACCATCTTCTATGCGAAGCGTTTTGAGGGCCTGGAGTCGGATCCAGAAGTACAGCTCAAGCAAATCAAGCAACTCATTGCTGACTTCAATGTTCGTTATGTAGGGGTCGACTACGGTGGTGGTTTTTGGCCCAACGACCGGTTGGTGCGCGCCTACGGGGCGGAGAAGATCAAGAAGTACCAGTGGGTGGGTCAAATCAAAAAGAAGATCGTGTTCGAACCGCGCCTCGCAGTTCCTCGTTACCTCTGCCACCGCACTGAGGTGATGAGCGACATTTTCAATACCATCAAGCGATCCAACGTTTTCAAGTTCCCTCGTTGGGAAGAGTTTGAGGACCCGTTCGCCATGGACTTCCTGAATATCTATTCGGAGTACAATGAGCGGCTACGGATGAACGTCTACAAGCACGCTCCGGGGAATCCTGACGACACCTTCCACTCAGTCCTCTACTGCTTCTTGGCGTCGTTCTTCTACAAGAAGCGTCCCGATGTGCTGCTCCCAGAGAAGGAAGTGGACCAGCCAAAGGGAGAGGACGGTGAGGACGTGGGCGACTACGATTTGGACATTATGTGAGGAAACCACCGTTTTAGCTCTGCTCTCCGGCGCTTCCTAACTTTGTCCGGCTCGAGTTCTTTGAGCTGGAATTGAGGTCCTCTGTGGAGGTACCTATCTATGCTGTCCAAGGTGATATACACCTCTCTGGTTCCAGCAACGTGGATCTGAATGACGTCACTTTTTCTGATACGTCGAAATAAAGTGGATCGAGAGCATCCAAGGAGCTTCATTGCCTCCTTCTGGTCCACTAGCACTTGGCCTTCAGTCTCGATTCTTCCCACCATACCACCCCCGTGTTAGGTTGAAGCAGCGGGAATCCTTATGGTACCCAACCCATCATTGAGAGGTAACCATGTCCGATAATCCCTTTGAGCTTAGCAGGGGAGACACCTATGCAAAACTTTCGCCAAGCGACTTGAAGCTGATGGCGAAAAGGGCATCGGCTGACTACTTGCAATGCGGCACTCCTCTCGAAGCTGCAATTATCAAGGTGGCCAAGGAGTATCCAAGCATTTCCGCTCATCAGATTCGACGGGTCACTGAGTTCGCCAATCAAGAGACTTTCTCTCAGCTCTTTGAGAAGCAGGCGGGCGACAAGAACATCGAGTTCGACGTGGCTGACCCAGGGAATGTTCTCCACGAGATCAATGCTGGTGTTCGCCCGATGGGCGTGGTGGCCATGCCCGAGGAATACGCGGCTGACCCGGTGAAGGTGTCTCATGTTGCAGTTGAGCAGGACATAGAGCTCGCCAGGGTGTTTGGGTTCGACCTAGATTCCCCTGGAGTTCAGCACACGGTGGAATCCTTCAATCTCGGAATGGAGAAGAAGGCTGGAGTTGTTGGGCGTATCCTATCGATGGAACCAGGCACTCCTCTCGATCGCATCACCAAGCTCGCCCAGGACGTGGATGCCCCTGACGCCATGCCGATGTCTCCAGATGGGCCGGCGCCACAGCAGCACCCCGAGGTCACCCATCGAGAGAATATGCGCGCTATGGAGCGTCGCGTGGAGCTTGAAAAGAAGAAGCAAGAACTTGTTGCCCTTCAAGCGAAGGGCACCGAGGCCCAAGGGGATATGGGTGGTGCCCCAGCACTTTCGGGTGGCGGCACTCCCGGAGGTGCTCCCCCTCCAATGGAAGGGGCACCCCCACCAGGGGAGATGCCGCCCGAGCAAATGGGCCCACCCCCGGGCCCACCGCCAGGACCGCCTCCCGGACTTCCCGGTGGTGGGCCAATGGAGATGCAACCTCCGCCTGAGCAGTTGAAGCAGGGAAGTGCTTCGCTCACCAAGCAGGCTATGGACTACGTCAAGTCCAGCCGTCCGATGTCTGAGGCCGTGCTCGAGGACCTTCGTGCTGGCGTCTCTGTCGAGAAGATCAAGGAGGCTGCGGCGGCCAAGGAACACCGCTCCGACGTCGATCCTCATCGCAACCTCTTCATGACGAAGCAGAAGGTGGCTCGACTTTTGGGCGATGCCCGCGCGGCCACGGACACCAATCGGTTCCTCCACAAGGAGGCCACCACCCGGTTCCAGAAGGATGTCCGAGATCACATGCTCGGCGGCGGGAACCTCGGCGAGGTGGCTCACCTCATGGGCCATGTCGACTCAGGGCATGTGAAGGTCGCCCTCGACGCTGCGATCCCCGAGCTCTTGAAGCACGGGCTCAAGCATGAGCAGCTGCAGGCCGAATCCATCCGCTACGAGATGGAGAAGGGCGCGAGCGTGCGGTTGATCAACACGGACCACCCCATCGTTCAGTCCTACGCTGACCTCGTCAAGATCTCTGAGAACCAGAAGGTCCTCGACAATAACCTCGCCAGCCTCGAGCGTGATTACGCCGAGCTCCAAGCCACCATTGGACAGGTGCTCACGCAACATGCTGCTGCGATCTAGCCGCATAGCCGCTCGCCTCTCCAAGGAGGCGTCCGCACTGGGGAGGGTCGGAAAACTTACCGGTGGGGCTGTAGGTACCGCTGGCAAGTTGCTTGGCGGAGTCGCTGGCGCCGTCGGCAAGACTATCACCAAGCACCCAATCGGTTCCTTGGCCACCCTTGGAGGGTTGTCGGGGGCAGCTTTCTTTGGGGCACCCGCCGTGATGCACGGCGAGATGGGCATGCGGCCTGAGTACCTAGCAGCCCAAAGTCGTGGTCTGGTTGAGCGGCCCCGGGCGAGTATGTCCTACCAACAATTGGATCGCCACCCGGCCAGAGGGTACGGGCGGCAGGTCAGAAACACCAGAATCTTCAGGTGATCACATGAGCGTTGTCGAAAAACTGGCGAATCATCTCACCGACGAGCAGATGGAGAAAGTTGGTCACCGGGTGCGTAGATTCATGGAGGAGGTCCGAAACGACCCTCAGTTCCGCGCTGAGGTTCTGGAGAAGACTGCCATCATGACGGACCCCACGAAGATGAAGACTCTTTTGGGTCTTTTGGCGGGCGGCGGCGCCATCGGCATTGGCTCCGGATTGGCAGCTACGGCCTACAACAAGATCTCGAAAGGCATCGAAACCAGGCAGTTGGCTGCGCAAAAGCCTAAGTATTACAAGGCCATGATCGAGGCCAACCCTGATCTTGGCTCATCTGAAGTGAGCGCTCGGGACGTGCAGAAGCACTTCAACACGCTCTTTAAGTTCAACCCTCAGTACGCCTCTGACCCGGTGGTGGCTGGGACCTACGTGACCAACTCTCTGGAGATGGCGAGACCGAGTCTCGACACCGTGAACAACCTGGTTCAGGCCCGTCGTAACATGATTGAGGCAAGGGGCGAAAACCCGGCGATGGCCGCCACCAAAACTGTGAGCACACTTGCTGGGATGGCGGGGAAAGCGGCCCTGGGCGGATAGATGCTCAAGCTCGCGACATTCAAGGGGGTATCGGACGAGGGCGAGCCGCTCGTCCAGGTGTTCCACAAAGGGGACTCAGTTCCGAAGCTCGCCGGCGCGATGATGCCGGAGGTTCAGAGCTGGTTGAGCCAGTACCAGCCCGAGAAAGGGAAGACTGCGGTCCTAGTCAACGCGATGGGCTCATCCGAGTATTGGGGCCAGAACATCAACGGCGACCTGTTCCCCGAGGGCGGCCTGGTCCATGATTGTCGCAATCATCCTGAGACTCAGCACCCGGTGGATGATTTCACCGGGAAGGTGATACCCGCCTACGGGTACTGGACTTTTCTCCACGCCTACCCGTTTGTCCACCACAAGAACAAGGACCCCAACCGCGCGTTTGGGAAGGTGGTCCTCGCATGCTGGAACCCGCGCATGCACCGGGTCGAGCTCGTCATCATCCTTGATCACGAGCTCGCCATGCAGCACGGCGCCCAGCACGTCATCGATCGCATCATGGCCGGGGAGTTCCCGGACGTCAGCATGGGCTGCTTCACATCTGGGACCATGGTGACCATGGCGGACGGCACCCGTCGTCCGATAGAGGACATCAAAGTCGGTGACGAGGTCCTGACCCACAAGGGTAGGGCGCGCAAGGTTACAGAGCTCCATCGCCGGAAGTACAAGGGTGACCTCTACAGCATCAAAGCGGAAGCCCACCCGACCATCCGATGTACCAGAGGACATCCCTTCCTGGCCTACGCACAGGCGCAAGTGAAAAAGAAGGATGATCACGCCAACTGGAAATGGCGTGATCGTACCGTTGGTGAGCCTGAATGGTTGGAGGCCAGTGCCCTCCGTGGTGAGTACTTGATTGAGCCTATACGGGCCGTTCGTCCACGAGGACCATACCCTTTGCGTGGATCCAGAGCTGAGGCCCGCCTGCTTGGTTATTACTTGGCGGAAGGTCACCTCCTGCGGAGCAGGTCAGGTGAGATCTCAGGCATCGAGTTGACGACCCATAAGGACGATCTTGTCCACGACGAGATTGAAGAGCTGTGCGAGCAGTACGGAACCCAGAACCCTCCATCGTTTCACCAGCGCGTCAACTCCGAGGATTCCATCGGGGTCTATATCTTCGACCGGGACCTTGCAATGACGTGCCTCCGGCACGCCTCACAGTACTCCCGTGAGAAGTGCTTGTCCGAGCGAGTGGTTGGGGCGGAGACCGAATACGTCAAGGAGTTGATCGGCGCCTACGCAAACGGTGATGGTTGCGGCTACGATGGTACGCTCAAACTGTCGACGGCGTCTGAGGATCTGGCCTGGCAGCTGGCGTCTATGCTCCATCGCGTGGACGCTATGCCTTCGGTTTCCTGCCTCACGCACAAAGCCGGCTCTGGGTTCTCTACCGAAGACACCTATGAATGGGTGGTCCACATCGGGAAGCAGTGGGCACCGATCCTGGCCCCGTACTGTGGCAAGGTAGACCCTGTTGAGGTCATCAAATCGAAGAACTCCCGCAAGCGCATTCGCGATGAGGTCCTCACACCCATCCGCGAGATCTCCTCGATGTACGTAGAGACCGACGTCTACAACTTTGAGGTCGAAGAGGACAACAGCTACCTCGTCGAGGGCATTGCCGTCCACAACTGCAAGGTCCCGTACGACGTCTGCGCCATCTGCGGCCACAAATCGAAGACTCGGAAGGACTACTGCAACTGCATCCGTTACATCGGGATGAACAAGATCCTCGATGACGGCCGGCAGATCGGGGTCATCAACCTGCACCCCCGGTTCTTCGACATCAGCTTCGTGTTCATCGGCGCCGACAAGACCGCCAAGGTCATGTGCAAGCTTGGGTCCGGACTTTGGGTCCCTCAGTCCATCGTTGATGCTGAGATGGTCTACGGCACCTCCGAGGATGACGGTGAACTCGTGAAGGCGGCGAGTCGCCGCAGAGAGATCGTGGACTTCTACCTGGGGAAAAGAGACACCCCTCCAGGTAGTGTCGAGAGGCGCGCAGAAGTCCACGACTTCTATACGAAAGCTGCTGAGGCCCCTGACGACGAGGCTCCACGTAATCTGCACTACGTCTCCACTGAGGAGCGTGCCATGGCTGATGGTGAGGATCTTCGGAACATTATAGCCCAGAAGCTGTCCACCGATGGTGAGTCGGTGGTTCGCGTCGACAAGGTAGCGCCCCCTCCGCCGAAGACCTACTTCGGGAGGTCTGACAACCAGGGGAATCTGGGTAATCGAGCTGTCATGGACGGTGAGCTGAAGACTAACGCTGACGCAGATGACGCCGATCAGACTCCCGAGCCACTGTACCCGGGTCGTGGGAAGGTAGCGTCGATACCTCTACACGCTTTGCTAGGTGGGGGCCTCGGTGCGGGCGTCGGTGCACTGTCAGGGGAGGACGCTGGTCGCGGAGCCCTCTTGGGAGGAGGAGCTGGTCTTCTCGCTGGTGCGGGAGCGGGCGCACTTGGTAAGCACGTCATCGGCCCTGCGGTAAAGAGGGAGTTTCTTCGGCCCGGGAAGAAAATCAGGGACGCCGGCACGAAGATTCAGATGCTGTCGGATCTCCGCCGCCAAGCGAAAAAAGCGGGAAACACTGACCTGTCTCGTCAGGCGGTTGATGCCATGAACAAAATTGTTCAGGACATCAGGAAGCCGCTGGCGAAGCATCGAGAGTTCGTTACGTCGAGCCAGGGGTTTGCGGACAAGATTCCCGGGCCCACGAGCAACGTAGTAGCGGGAGTCGCAGGGGCGGGGGCAGGAGCTCTAGCCCCTCAGCTGTTCCCCAAGGAAGGGTCCGCAACCTGCAAGGAGTGCGGCAAAGAGAAGAAGGAAACCGACAACGGCGTCGAGTGCGATTGTGGGGTAAGGCTCGCCTCCATCAGAATTGGCCCGCCACCAAAGCCCAACCGAAAAGAGTATCCTTTCGTTGGCACTATCAACTTCCGTGGACTCATGATCCACG